CGCCTACGGAAATGCCATCGTCCCGCAAGTCGCGGCAGAAGTAATAAAGGAAGCGATGAACTATGACTACTAATATGTATGTGCTGGACATCGAGACAGATGGACTGCTTGACCAGATGACCACTATCCACTGTGCAGTAGCTAAGGACTACCTTAGCGGTGAAGTCACAGAGTTTCGGCCAGGCGAGATCATCGACTTCGCTGACATGGCTGGCATGATTGACGGCAACGTCGTTATCGGGCACAACATCATCTCGTTCGATCTGCCTGCTATACAGCGATTCTACGATGTTTCGCCAAAGATGGAGATTGATACGTTGGTTATGTCACGCTTGCTCAACCCTGACCGTGAGCGTCCAGAGGGTCTGCCGCAGAAGGTAGGGCCGCACAGTCTTAAGGCTTGGGGTTACCGTCTTGGCTTTCACAAAGGTGAGTACGGTGAGCAGGAAGGCGCTTGGGATTGCTTTAGTGAAGAAATGATGTCATACTGTAAGCAGGACGTTGAGTTAACTGAGTTAGTTTACAAAGCACTGTGCAAGGAAATGCAAGAATGAGCAATTACGAACTGACAAATAGTACCTTATCAAAGTTGATAGCTGATAAGTTACACAGAGTGACTGCGACTTGCTATAAAATTACTAAAGACTGGCAAGAGGCTGAAGATGCTGCCCAGCGAGGGTGCATGAATGCTTTTCGGCACATGAGTAAGTTTCGTGGAGATTGCACTCCTTATAGTTGGCTTACTAGGATTGCTGTCAATGAAGCTAAACGAATCGTAGACAACCGTGCTAGACGTCCTCCTTCCGAAGATGTACCAGTAGAGGTTGTTGATAGTTGTGGAGACATGGCACACGCAGAGTCGCCTGATAAGATTAAAGAGATGACTGAGGTTGAGGCTGTGGTCTCAGAATCACTAAAAAGTATGTTACCAGAATTCAAAGAGGCGCTTTCTCTTCGTGAAGATTCAGCTCTTAGCTACGATGAGATTGCTAAAAAGCTAGGGATACCTTCTTCTACGGCACGGACGCGTGTCACCAGGGCAAAACGGCACATTAAAAGCTATCTTGAGGAGATGCAGGCGTGAAAGTTGATTGGAAGCTGCCAATGCGTATTGAGCACCGTGTTGCTAACATCATAGCGGCACAGGAGCGTGCGGGCTGGCAGTTTCGTCTTGAGCAGGCTAAGGCTCGTGTATCAGAGCTTGAGCAGATGGCAAATGATATCGAGCCTGAGATCACAGCCATGCTCGGGCACTACTATGTACCCAAGGGCCAAGTAGAAAAACCTTTCACGAAGTCTGGCAAGTTGGCAGTTAGGGCAGACATTGGCCAGGATGTTGGTGGGCCTTTCGGGAAGATCGAGTGGCATCCGATAGAGCTAACTCAGCACCAGAAGGTAGGCGCTAGACTGATGGATTTAGGCTGGAAGCCGACGGCTTACACTCCCACAGGACACCCCAAGCTAAAGGTGGACGGTGAGCCTTGCCCTAATTTGCAAAAAATGCATGTTAGTGTGGGACAGCAGCTAGCCAAGTACAGCAAGGTCATGCACCGCATGAACCAGATCAACGGCTGGATCGAGGCTTGCAGGGAAGATGGCAGGGTGCCAGCGGTTGCCAACCCCAATGGCACTAACACGGGCCGCATGACTCACAAGATCGTTGCCAACGTGCCCAAAGCCAGCCCTGATGTGTTCTTTGGTGAGGAGATGAGGGGGCTGTTCACACACCGAGGCGACCCATACAAGCTAGTCGGCTTTGACGCCGAAGGGTTGGAGTTGCGTATCGCAGCGCATTACATTAACAGCGAGGCATTTACTGATGCGCTTATCAACGGTGACAAATCTAAGGGCACTGATCCTCACACCAGAGTTCTTGAGGCTTGCAAACCGTTTGGTGTCGAGACTCGTGACGAGGCGAAAGGTTGTGTTTACAGCACTGTGTATGGCGCTAGTTCTCGCAAGGTCGCGTCAATACTTAATCTACCGGAAGCCAATGGAAAGCAGATCATTCAGGCAGTGGAGGGCGTGTTCCCTGGCATAAGCACATTGAAGCCCAAGGTCGAGCGAGCCGCCAGCCGTGGGTATCTGATAGGCTTAGACGGCAGAAAAATATGGATGCGCCGTGACTCAGATGGTAAGATTATGAAACACAAGGCGCTGAACTATCTTTTTCAGTCAGGTGGGGGCATAGCCATGAAGGTTGTGCTGTGTTGTTTGGACAAGAAGATAAAGGATCGGGGGTTAGATGTAACTTTTGTAGGAAATATACACGATGAAGTGCAAGCAGAGGTTGCAAAGGATGACATAAAGGGTTATACTATTAGTGTAGATGAAGCATTTACTCAGGCAACAGAGATTCTAAAACTTAGGTGCCCGTTAGCGGGTGAAGTTATGACAGGCGAGAGCTGGGCAGAGACTCACTAGGAGAAAACATGAGTAAGCAGATTATTCAGGGAAAGATCGACAAGGTGTTCGTTAAGGACTTTGGCGAGCAGGATCAGTACGGGAACCAGTACGCGGTGAACGTCAACATTGACGGCAACTGGTTTGGCCTTGGCAAAAAGAAAAAGCCAGCAGCTAACGTAAAGGTTGGGCAGAACTGGCACCAACTCGCAGAGGGCGACGTGATTGAGGCGGTCTGTGAGACTGTAGAGCGTAACGGTCGCACCTACAACAACATCAAGTCTTCTGACATTACAGTTAAGGAGCAAAGCAATGGTAGCGGAGCCAGTGGGAACAGTGGTAGTGGTTCTTTTGGCGGTGGCAGCGCTAATAGTTCTGCTAAACCAGTAGCGATGGCGGGCAACGATGATCGTCAGGCTGCAATCATGCGCCAGTCAGCTATGGGCTACGCTGCACAGATCGTGGCAGGAACGCTCACCAGCAAGTCTGACTTGGATCAGGCGGCATCCGATGTGGTGCGTATTGCAACTGAGTTCTTTGTTCCTTATGCAGAGCACGGGGTGACTTCTGAAGAGACCCGCAAGCAGCAAGAGAACGAGCTGAAGAACCAGCAGGCAGCACAGGCTGACGATGAGGACAACGGCGGCGACTTCGACGATTCGATTCCGTTCTAATGTGCAACAGCCCCGGTAGCTCAACTGGACAGAGCATCGGCCTTCTAAGCCGAGGGTTGCAGGTTCGAGTCCTGCTCGGGGCACCAACTTTTAAGGATTACTCGGCAGTTCAAGGTTAAGTGATGGGTAAGACAAAACGTAAGCAGCCGGAGTGGATGCGAGAAGATGACAGGTGGATGAAGAAAGGTGGTAAGCATTTCGGCCCATCGAGGCGCTCAAAAAAGCAGGATTTTGAGCAAGAGATTAACGAGGCGCTCAAAAATGACAACTTTGATTATTGATGCTGACTCTATTGTGTACGCCTCTGCTTTTGCTTCTCAGGATTGGGCGGTGTTTGATGAAGATGGGCGCTTGCATGGGACTTACAACCTAAAGAACGAAGCTAATGAGGCTGCTATCCATGCTGGTGATACAGTAGAGGCTTTTCCTAGGGGTAAAAGCGATGCGGCAGATAACACTGATACCATGATGCAGAACATCGTGGACAATTTTGACAGTGTTGACAACATGCAGGTTTGGTTGACTGTTCCAGATTTGACGCAGAACTTTCGTTACCAAGTCACAGATCAGTACAAAGCCAATCGCAAAAACTTTGAGAAACCTTTTCACTATCAGACTGTCAGAGACAGGTTACTAGATGCTTGGGATGCCCAAGTCAGCAGAGCAGGATGGGAAGCTGATGACGAGTTATCTGCTGCCGGATGGGCTGCATGGCATCACGGTGGTGAGCTGCCTGTTATTTGCTCGATTGACAAAGACTTGGACACAGTGCCTGGGAAACACTACCGGTGGCCTACGCACAACAAGGAAGGGGACTTTTATTATCTGACAGAGGAGGGCGCTCGCAGAGTTTACTGGATCTCTGTACTGACAGGAGACACCGCAGACAATATCAAAGGTTTGCACAGGATAGGGCCAAAGAGAGCAGACTCGCTGTTAAAAGATTGCAATACCGATAAAGAGTATTATGACACTTGCTTAAAACACTGGGTTATTAACTTAGAGAAAGAAGGCTACACGCAAGAAGAGGCAACCGAGCAGATGCACACTAGTTGCAAACTGCTGTACTTGATGAGAGGTGATAACGATGAAGGCTGGAGGCCACCCCAATGAACTACGAAGAAGCACTACTAGAGTTGATAGACCACATTAACACTGACTATGACGCAGTAGACGATATTGATACCAAAATTTTAGAAGATCTTAAAGAAGAAATTGAATCTGTTTTATACGAAAGAGCATCTACTATTAACCTTTTAGCAGATATGTGGGACGATAGCGATGGCTCGACCGAAGAGTGAGCCTAACTACAGAAGTGGACTAGAGCGCAGGGTTTGTAACAACTTACGCAACAGACGAGTTAAGTACAGTTACGAGCCTTACAAACTTGATTACACAAAGGAGGTAAAGCAAGGGTTCTGCCCTGAGTGTGGCAGCAAGGTCATGCTAAAATGCCACCAGTATACCCCTGACGTAGTGTTAGCCAATGGCGTTCATGTAGAGATCAAGGGCAAGTTTACTGGTGAGATGAGAACTAAGATGATTGCAGTGCAGGAGTGCAATCCTGATATTGACATCAGGTTCTTGTTTCAGAGAGACGGATGGTGCACCAAAAATCACAAGATGCGATACAGTGACTGGTGCAAAAGACACGGTTTTGATTATGCCATAGGGGAGGTTATCCCAAGTGAGTGGACAGACTAAAAGACACTTGTTTATCCCGGATATTCACTGTAAGCCGGACACAGATAAAACATACCTAAGAGCAATCGGCAATCTGATTGTAGACATGCAGCCTGACGTGGTTGTGCATATTGGAGACCACTGGGACATGGCAAGCCTGTCATCCTATGAGGAGCGCTCCAGTGCTTACTTCCATGACAAGACCTACCATGATGATATTGTGGCAGGCCACGAGGGCATGGATGAGCTGCTAGGGCCGCTGCGTAAGTACCAGAATCGCATGACAATCAACAAGAAGCGGCGGTACAACCCAAGGCTAGTGTTCTGCCTAGGTAACCACGAGAACAGAATCTCTCGGGCTGTACACAAAGACCCGCGCCTTGAGGGTACAGTAGGCTATCACGACCTGCGCTTGAAAGAACTTGGGTGGGAGCAGCACGGGTTCTTAGACATTGTAGAGATTGACGGTATCCTGTACTCTCATTACTTTGTTAACCCGCTGTCACTGACAAAGAACTCACTGTCAGGTAACATCGAGAACAGGTTGCAGAAGGTAGGGCAGAGCTTTAGTCAGGGCCACCAGCAGATTTACCAGCACGGTATGATCCACGATGCCCTTGGCCGTCCTAAGATGGGACTTGTGTGGGGCACATGCTATGAGCATGATGAGGATTACATGGGACCGCAAGGTAATGCTAGGTTTGATGGGGTCATGATTAAGAACGAGGTGCGCGACGGTTTTTACTGTGGGATGCCCCTATCTTTGGACTACTTAAAGAGTAACTACCTATGAATAACGAAGAAAATGAGCTGGAGTTTGAGATTGACCTTGAGCCGGATCTTGAGTCAATGGGCTATGAGATGGCGGGGCAGATTGAGTTCTATGAGCACCCAGAAACAGGAGAGGGTGCTTACCGCTCAGTGCTGGTCACAACTAGCCGGGAAGATAAGCTAAAAGCTGACCAAGACTACACAGAAGGTCAACAAATGGTGTTGATTGCACAAGCGCTGTTAGAGGAATATATTACAAGCGAGAGACACTAATGGACGAGCTTCGTGAGGATTACATAGATAAGGTAGTAGATTTTGCCAAAAGTAGTCCGTCTAAATTTAGGCACGCAGCGATCTGTTTGGACAGACAAGGAAAGATTGTTAGTTGGGCTACCAACTCTCGAAAGACTCACCCGCTCCAAGCAGAATACGCTAAACGACTTGGCAGGCAAGAAAAAGTAAGCCTGCACGCAGAGATAGCTGCCCTTATCAGATCAAGGGAAGACATTGATACGGTAGTGGTGGCTAGGATAAATAAGCGAGGTGAGCTAAGGAACAGCAAGCCTTGCCCTATATGCAGGCTGGCCTTGGAAGAGGCTGAGGTCAACGAAATTTGGTTCAGTACAGATAAAGGGTTTGAGAAGTTATGACAGAATCAGCAATAACAACAAAATCAGCACAGATCCTATCAGATATTGTGACGTTTACAAAGTACGCGAAGTTTATCCCTGAGATTGGGCGGCGTGAGACTTGGGATGAGCTAGTTGAGCGTAACATGGCGATGCACATTAACAAATACCCGAAGCTCAAGAAAGAGATTCAGGATGTGTACAAAAATTTTGTACTCACTAAGAAGGTGCTGCCTTCTATGCGTTCTTTGCAATTTGGTGGCAAGCCTATCCAGAACAGTCCTAACCGCATCTTTAATTGTGCGTATATGCCTGTAGATCACCCTGACAGCTTCGCAGAGGCGATGTTCCTGCTGCTAGGCGGCACAGGGGTAGGGTACAGCGTACAACGTCACCACGTTGCAGAGCTGCCTGCTGTTG